CGTGCCGAAAGTAAGGAAAATGCACGCGCAACGGCGATGGGAAATAAGGCAAAGCCACGGCGGTGAAGGTGTCGTATAACGACACCCGCATCAATGGGATAACGGAAAACCTGATACAACAGTTTAACCGGTATCCCACTCACGTCGCCCTGAGGTGTGACGAGTCTCTTACAAAACTCGAACACACCCGATGAAGATATCAGGGATTTCTCCTCTGATATAACAACCCCTAACTCCGACATCACCTCGCGATACCGTTTCGCCACCTCTTGATCGAAGATGACGATATCGTCCCCGACGATACCGTAATCCTCGAACCAAGAGGTGCGACCTATTAGACCTGCGCAGTACTGAACGATAGCATGGTGTGCTAGCGCCAATAATGCCCAAGAAGAATAAGCCCCCATAGGCTGGCCCACTGCATAAAGACGGGGGAGCCAGGGTCCATCCGGACGGAGCCCCTCTTCCACGCTCCATACAGAATCTCTGTCCCACCACTTACGGGCGGTTAGGAGATGCTTCCAAAGAGTTGCCTGCTCAAATCCGATGATGTGAGAGAGCAACTCTTGGTACAGGTGCACTGGCATCCTGTCAGTCGCAGCGGACAAGTCATATGAGTAAACGGTACAATCCTTACCATGCTCACCCAACCTCAAAAGGATCGAATCCTTGAGGCGGGCTACACAGGCTTCCTGGTCAAATGTCCCATCCTGGGGGATTGCCCGGAGGGCGTCGAACACGAGATTATGGACAGGCTTCATAAGAAGCTGAGTCCAATAATCAGTGATCGCCACCACACGAACTTTCCCGGCAGGCTCCTCAATACGATGGAGTCTGCTAAGCCAAGATGTGACACCAGACAGCGCGGTCCATGACGGAAACAGTATCCGATGGACCAAGGCAAAGAACCTGACCTGTATCTTAAACCAGATTCTGTACCTAAGACCATAGACGGCACTAGCGTACTCCTCCTGGAACAGACGGATAGTATTGTGCGCACCAGAGACCAGCGAGGCTGCGTCCCTGATGGCAGTAACGCTACCCATCATCCCATGAGGACCCACACTAGTGCTTAACCACAGTCGGGGTCTTTTAAGCTTCCCTATCTGCAGATGGCCCAAAAAGCGCTCCACGGTGTCCGAGAAGCCTAACAGGTGGTCACTCTCTCCAGAGTAACCATCTGTTATGGTCTCGACCTTGACTTTAGGGGGGACAACGAGTCCCCGATAGAGTCCTAGGAGTGTCAGAGTGAGCATGATGCCCACCCTGTCACCATCGCGGATCCGCTTTCTGAGGTCCGCCGGCAGGAAAGAAGGTAAACCCTTTCTCAAACCGACGAACGGCGGACTAATGGTATTAGTAAGAGCCCCACCGGAACAAAAGCGCTCAACCACCCTCTTGCACTCCTTGAGATACAAGACGGTGAACTGAGCACCGTTGTGACGGTAGAGGGAGCGGATTGACCGACCGAGGTCGGACAATGCGCTCACACCAAATAGGAGTACCAAAAAGTCAGTTAACTTCTTGATACCTCCTCCGGTAGTTAACCAGTTGTTTACTTGATTTAACATTGAGTTAGATTAAGAGCAATTTGTCACTCCCTCGAGTGACTTAATGGTTAACTGCTGTGGAAAGCGTTCCACTGTTATAGGAGCGACACCTCCTACGCAGGCCACCAAGCCACGTCAAGGGGACGTGGTCTGGAGGTCGGTACCGAACCGGTCGCGGGAGGGGGCCAGAGGACAC